TACTTCTGGTTGTACAGGGGTTTTTTCTTCCTGTAAAGTAGGAATTTTAAAATTGTTTAACTTATCTGTTTTAATCTTAACATTCGTTAAACTTTCTTGTGCAGTAACGAGTTGTTCTGCATCTCCTGCTTCATACGCATCTTTGTATGCTTTTTTAGCTTGCGCAAGCTCAGCTACTGCAGTTTTCTTAGCTTGCTCAAGTAATGCTGTCTGACTCTTGTTAGCAGTACCTTTTAGTTTTTTGTTTTCTTCAAAGAGGTTTTTCGTAAGGGCTTCGAGTTCTTGCTTTTCCCTGAACGCGGCTTCTTTGGCGCGTCTTTCGTCGTGGTAGCCTTTGCTGAAGTGCTGAATACGTTTGCGAACTTTTTCAGAATAGTCTTCAAGTTCTTCATCAGTGACTTCTTCAGGCGGCTCAGAAGGTTTGCGATTGCGATCAGCTTTCGGCGTATCATCATATACCTCAATTTCAATGTTATCTTTAGATTTAGTATTCTTGCCTGCAGGACGAGTATCTGCATCTGCGACAGGTTTTTCTTCACTATCTTTGTAATCATCTGCTATTTTTTTCCCAGATATATCAATTTCTACTGCGTTAGAATCTTCTACCTCAATATCAGTTTTTGTATCTTCTTCATCGGGAAAACTAAACTCTACTTTTTGAAATGCCATTTTATATTCCTTATGCTCTCGTAACACCACGAGGATCAGCTACAACGGCTTCTATTGAATCATCATTCATTAAACGATACTCAATATCACCAACTTTAAATCGCGTACCAGTATTGGCACGAAACATCACGTAATCGCCTACTTTACACCAAGGAGTATCACCAAACCGTTCTTTGTCAGAATAAGCTTGACCCCCCATATCAAGGACAAGACCTATGATAGACATAATGTGTTCATTGTGCATCTCATTGGTTGTCTTTAGTATTTTAGTATTTTCGTAGGTTTCTTCAACTTTAGGCATTGCTACAAGCACTCTATACCCAACAGGAGTGGGAAGTTGTACTTCTAGTTCTTGGTCGGTCAGTTTTTCTACTGCTTTAATCATTATCGTCATCCATATAGTTGCGCGAGAGGTCCATTATATACCCTAGGCTAGCTTCGAGACCTCGTACCAAGCCAGTCACCTCCTTGTATTGTGAAAAGTCTTTTGCCCCTCCACTTGCAAGAAAATCCATTGCGGAAGCCTTATCAGCTTCGATTTTTTCTTTAAGCACGTCTAAGACGGTTTTAGCCATTAGTTATTCCTATCTCTCCCTTTGTTTTGATTTAAAACATCCATCTTCATTTTATTTTGTTCACTTTGTTGAGCTACTTTTATTTTAGTACCTTCTTTTCTAGCGTCTATTTGTAACTCTGCTTCTTCAAGTTCTAGTTTTTTAACGTCTATAGCCCCATCTGCCATATCTTTTTGTGCTTTGCGTTGTTGCTCTGCTTGGCGTATTTGTATGTCAGCTTGATCTTTTTGTGTTTTTCTTTGAACTTCAGCCTGTTTAATCTGTAGTTCTGCCTGCTGCATTTGAACAATCGGATCTTGTGCCTTCTTTTGCGCTGTTGCCTGCGCTGCCTGTTGCATATGTGACTGTGTAAGTTGTTTACCTGCGTCTGCAACAAGTCTAGCTAAATTAACTTCTACATCTTCTGCAAGAGGTTGATCTGGTGGTGGCAATTCTACTCCAAGCTGTTCTTCTATATCTTTACGGTACTTAAACCCAAGATGCTCGGCTATATGTGCTTGCAGCGACGCCATAATTTTTTTGGCTTGTGGGTTCTGTCCTATCATTTGCATAATCATTGGATCTTGCATAAATGACATATGTGTTGCGATATGTGCTTCTTGGTCTTGATACAAGAACGCTTTCATGGGTTTGCCTTGCAATGCTGCCATGTTTTCACTTACAGGATCAACAGGAGTCATGTCGTCCTCTACAGGAACAAGTTTATCTGCGTTCTTTACGCCAAGAACCTCTATCATCTGCCTGTGTAATTGAGGCAGGTCATATATTTGTGGTGCAGACTGAGACATCTGGAGAACTGCTTGGTACTGCACCACTCTCTGTGCCATAGTAGAACTATTCGGATCAGACACAGGGATAACATCTATCATCATATAATCGGCTTGCCGTGCGCCAACTTCTCCACGAGCAGGTTTATATGCATACTCGGTGGGGGCATACTCTGCCATTAATACCTTTAGCATTTTAAATTCTTGCTTCATCGCATAATGAACACGAGCCTGCACTGCTGCCATAGGCTTTAAAGTACGCTCTAGAAGAGCTAGCGTTGTTCCTACAGGAGCGTTGGCTGACATGTCTGATATATTCATGTCACTAATAGCCCCAAGCCGACGACCTTCCTGTGTTATTTTATCAAGGAGTGCGAGAAGGGTCTGGCTTGGTTCTTTGTAAGGAAGAGGCATAATATTATCACGGATACTGCCAGACGGGACGTCCACGTCTTTCCACTCCCCAGGTTCTATGGGGGTGTCGTCTCCTTTTATACGTAACCCACGGGCTTTAAGACCTCCAGGGAGGTTTGCAAGTGTTCCTGCGTCTACAAGCTGCCGTATAAGTGAGGTTCCTGCTCTTGCGTATCCCCCTATTATATGTATCAAACCTAGCCCGTAGAACCCAAATCCTGGCACATATACATAATGTACAAAGTGTTGACGTTTTAACATCAGCTCGTCATCAGGGTTCCAGTTCCTACGAATAGAGAGTATCTCGTTTGACCCACGTTCTATAGTCACCACGTAAGGTTTAGCAATCTCATCTTCATCTTCATCAACACCTTCAATAAAAATATCGGCGTGAACTTCATATACACTGTAACGATCATCGTCAGTAAGTGAGTACCCACCTTCTTCGGCTTTTCTTTTCTCAATGTCACTGTGGTATGGTTGCGGATCTCCGAGTTCTACTTCACGGTAAAACCCGTTAGCCTGCAGTTTCTTTAGCTCGTTCTTTGTTTTTCGCATAACATGTGTTACACGCTCTGCGGTTTCTACGTGCGAAGCTCCGTAAGGTACAATGACATCCTCTGCAGGAATATATACCGCCATCTGCCGTCCTAGATTTGGATCGTAATACACCTTCTTGAAGGCTGACCCTGCCAACCCAAGACTATAAAGCAACCTTTCATGCTCTGGTCTGTACTCCACCATGTTCTCTGTAAGCTCATAATTCATATCCGATTTAACACGAACAGCGGCTTCTTCTTTTTCTTTTGTTTCTTCACCTAATATCTTTGTCTTAACAGGACCTGCGGAAGGAAACGTCTCACTCATAGTCTCCGCTTGGAACCGTATAGCGGCTTCAGCTAACACTGTGGAATACACCCCACAAGCTCCGTCCCACGGCTCGGTGCGCTCTTCGTACTTAAAGCCTAACACGTCAAGACCTTTTACAAATGTATCTGCCCAATCTTTGCGGCTATCAACGTCAGAATCAATTAAACCAATAAGATCATTGGCGAGGGTGTTTAACTCACCTTCTTCCATACCTTCCGCAATATTGCCATCAAACGGTATATCTTCACCCATATCTGCATCAGGGATTATAGTTATCTCCATACTGCCATCATCCAACGTAACGCTTTCAGGATTTACGATTTCTATCTCCAGTTCGGAAGTGTCCATCTCGGCTTCTTCCATACCTACAGGTGCTTGGTATAAACTTTTTTCAATAGCCATTAATAAAATCCACTTCCTTTACGTTTAAAGTATTGAACCGAGTCAGGTTCGTCGCTTGGCAGTCTTATAAACCCGCCCTGTCTAAACCGCATAAGCGCCATTACAGTTGAATCTACAAGGTCATCATGGCTCATAAACGGAAATCCTGCAATCTCTTCTATTACTTCTTCTGCCCAACGTGTCTCTGGAACCCAACATAACCCCGACGCTACAATATCTGTTACGGAGTTTAACCGTGCCATCTTATCACCTGACCCTCTGTGGGGTGTAAACTCAGATACAGGTATACCCATTCTCCTCATCTCTTGGTAGAGCGCCGTACCCGCACTCTTTTTCTCCACGATAAACGCATC